CTAGCCGTGCGTCTGCTGATACTACCTTACAAGGTAACATTGACAGTGAAGCATCAAGCAGAACATCCGCTGACTCCGCTATCCAATCCGAACTAGACGCTACTCAAAGTGGTGCTGGTCTTGGTGCAGGTGGATCGTACTCCGCTAACTCCTCAACCAACTACATCACATCTGCTGGTTCTTTGGTTGCTGCTGACGAAGCTCTCGACTCACAGATCAAAACTAACGCTGACGCTATCTCTTCTGAAGCAAGTACTCGTGCATCTGCCGACAGTACCCTTCAGTCTAACATTGATAGTGAAGCTTCTTCCCGTGCCAGTGCTGACTCAGCTCTCCAAAGCAACATTGATGCTGAAGAGACTGCCCGTCAATCCGCTGACTCGACCCTTCAAACAAACATCAATGACGAGGCTAGCTCACGTGCTTCTGCTGATACGACTTTACAGTCCAATATCGACGCTGAAGAAACTGCTCGTATCGCTGCTGTTAGTGGTGAAGCTACTGCTAGAGCATCTGCTGACACGACTCTTCAATCGAACATCGATTCCGAAGCTTCAACTGCTCGTGCTGCTGAATCTGCTCTTGATGTTGCCAAAGCTAATCTTGCTGGTGCTGCATTCACCGGTGACGTAAGCGGAACTAACCTTGTACTTAGCGGTAATTTAACTGTTAACGGTACAACTACTTCCGTACAAACCACTAACTCCGAGATCAAAGACTCTATTCTTTTGATCAACGATGGTGCTGCTGGTTCAACTAACAACTCGAACGACGCTGGTCTTATCATTGAGCGTGGTACTGGTGACGGTGGAAACATCGCTGCTGTATACGACGAAGGAATCGACAAGTTTGCGTTCTATAAAACATCCGCTACTTCTGCTTCTACTGACATCAGTGTCGACGACGGAAGTGCTGAGTTGATCGACGTTAAAGCTAACGACGTTGTTCTTGGTGACGGAAACAATCTTGGTTCATTGGCAGACTTTACTGCTGCAATGGCTTAAGTTTATATCGCTAAATGAGTGCGAAAGGTAACAAAAGAGATACATCATCTCTAACTTTTCGTCTCACAAGCTCACAAAAGAAGGAGGTAGCTGGGATCGCTAATACGCTCGGTCTCAGCTCCTCCGCTCTTTTACAGATGTGGGTAACACGAATCCTGAACAATATGAACGGACGTGGTGACCACTCTGAGATGCCGAGAGACAACCAATAATAAGTTATGAAGGATCACGTAGAAGGAGCTAAACTTGCTGACGGTTATACTGAACTGTGTAAGAATGCAGTTGGGTACATGAAAGCTATGGAGGAATACAACCCGGCTTTGATGAACGCCATAGGCAAGTGGTTAAAAGATAACAACATCACAGTGGATAATCGTAGTGGTAGTAATGTTAATGAATTAGCTAATGAGTTCAAAGCGTTACCGTTCCCTGAACAACAAGACGATATACCCGCAGAGAAACAACTTTAACTCTTCCCTACATTCCCATATACTCTAAAGGAGTCGGCAATATAACGTCGGCTCCTTTTTATTGTTATGAAGAAGAAACACCAAGAGATACCACCACAACTACGAGACTTTAGAAACTTTCTGTGTCTTGTTTGGCGACACCTTAACCTGCCTGACCCTACTGCGTTACAGTACGACATGGCTTTATACTTGCAAAATGGACCTCGTCGTTCCGTTATTCAAGCATTTCGTGGTTGTGGTAAGAGCTGGATAACCTCAGCGTTTGTCGTTCATCAGTTACTACTAGACCAAACAAAAAACATACTTGTTGTGTCTGCCAGTAAGAATAGATCGGATGACTTCTCTACCTTTACGTTACGTCTGATACAGGACATACCTGCACTACAACATCTACAACCATCAGAGAACCAACGGTTCAGTAAGATAGCTTTTGACGTTAGTGGTGCTCCTGCTTCTCACGCACCCTCCGTTAAGTCGTTAGGTGTAACATCCCAGCTGACTGGTTCCCGTGCTGATATAATCGTAGCTGACGACGTAGAAGTACCTTCCAACTCACAAACACAAGGACTACGGGATAAACTAGACGAAGCCGTTAAAGAGTTTGATTCTATTATAAAGCCCCTAGAAAGCTCTAGGATTGTATTTCTTGGTACACCCCAATGCGAAGACAGTCTGTACACTAAACTGGCAGAGAGGGGCTATGAGCAGCGTGTATGGCCCGCACAGTACCCAAAGGAGGAAGACGCTGACAACAACTACGGTACAGCCCTAGCACCTTTTATACGGGATAACATAACTCCTGAGACCACGGGTACTTCTACAGAACCCTTACGCTTCAGTGATATGGACTTAGAAGAACGTCAGCTGTCGTACGGTCGTACCGGGTTTGCGTTGCAGTTCATGTTAAACCCTAAGCTGAGTGATCGTGACCGTTATCCACTAAAGATTAACGACCTTATCATTCACGACGTAGACGTTGATACCGCCCCTGAAAAGATCATGTGGTCAAGCGACCCTGAGAAAGCAGATAGAACACTACCTAATGTAGGACTGGCAGGAGACCGATACAAACGTCCTAGCAGTCTTGTAGGAGAGATGATACCGTACAGTGGTTCCGTGATGTCTATTGACCCATCTGGACGTGGTAAAGACGAAACGGCTTACGCTGTAGTCAAGATGCTTAACAGTCAGTTGTTTGTTCCCGATGCTGGTGGTATTAAAGGAGGGTACGACGAAGTAACACTAAAACGTCTGGTCGCTATCGCTAAGGCTAACAAAGTTAATAAGGTAGTGATAGAGGCTAACTTTGGTCAGGGTATGTTTGCTGAACTCATTAAACCTCTCTTTCGTACTGAGTACCCTGTAACCATAGAAGAAGTAACCAACAGTAAACAAAAAGAACTTAGGATTGTTGATACACTTGAACCTGTACTTAATAGTCATCGTCTTATTGTTGATCCTAAAGTTATCTCTAACGACTACCAGTCTGCGTTAACGTATCCTATAGAGTCTCAAGCTAGGTATATGTTGTTCTATCAACTATCACGGATAACAAGAGAACGTGGTAGCTTGGCTCACGACGACCGTCTGGATGCGTTAGCTATTGCTGTTGCTTATTGGGTAGAACAAATGGCTGCTGATGTTAACAAGAATATGTACGATAGAAAGAACGAACTACTACAAGAAGAGTTAACAAAGTTTACTGATAGCTTTTATAAACGTAGTAAGGGTTCTTCTAAAGCGATCCTTTGGACGTAACGTTGTTACTTAGTTAACAAATCTTACACTTCTATAGTAACACTCTTATACTGTAATAAATCTCTGTTATAACTGTGATGAAGTAGTTAGTTTAAATACACTAATACTGCTGTATAGATGTTATCGTTGTTAGTTATAGTTTATTTATAAACACACCTATCCTTAAACCCGTTAGAAAGAAGACGACTATTATAACGACGACGTTTAAAACGTATCCGTTGTTGTTAGTTGTTTTGATGAAGAAGTATTGACGATAAATAGTTTCTGTTAGACGAAACGTTATGACTGCACTCCAGTTGCCACGGTGGCATTATACCTTTATAGAACCCATACGGGATGTATGTCAAGACTAGAGTTATAAGTCGTTGTATATCAGTGAATAAAAAAGCGTGTCAAAATGTCACACCTAAATTAAAGCAACAGTCTTTACTACCTAACGTATTTGTTATATAGTGTAAAGTACGATGACGAACAACAGTATTTATAATACGCTGGGAGGAAGAGCGGAGCGATGACGAACAACGACCAGACTGACTCTCTTATGTTTGATTTAGATAACCTCATACGACGGTATCAACAAGAGTACGACCTCAACGATCAGACCATAGTGGGCGTGTTAGAGTTCGCTAAACTGACCGTTTTAACAGATGCTGAGATCATTTTTAGCCCGGAAGATTTAGACGAAGACGACGACTTAGACGACTATATCAGTCCGCAGTTCTGAGCTGCTTAAACGAAAAATAGGCAGAAAAATCTGAACGGCTTACGCTATATACGCGGTCGTTGTTTACCCCTTGGCTACCCTAGCATTTTTACTACAGCGGGGAGGGTGTTTGTGCAATACATTAAAAGCTTTTTACACTATAGCCTAGCAGTTGTTTCATAAGTTGTTGATAGTCAACGGAGTTCGTACAATATTGATTATGTCTAATTTACACGAGTAAAGCAGGTAAGTCTTTGTTTATTAAGTACTTATGAGATAGCTATCTAGTATTGTTGCCAGTTGTTTACCTATCGTTCGCAAATCGCAAGATCAGCCGTTGCAATTGCGTCAAGGGTTGGCGTTTCGTATCGTTTTATCATGATGTCTTGATGTCTATTTTTATCGCTTTCAGCCGTCATCAAAACGATCACAAACGATCACAAACGATCA